GTTCCGCCTGTAACTGAAGAATAATCATGGCAAAGATAAGCTCATACTCTACAGATGCTACGGTATCCTACACCGACAAGTTAATCGGTACTGATGCTCAGGACAGCAACATCACTAAGAACTATACGGTGGGAGATATACTCTCCCTCCCTCTACCATCGGTGCCTGTATACGCTAACAACGCAGCAGCAAAGGCAGCAGGGTTGGCCGTAGGCAAGATATATAGAATCACAGGAACAGATACTGCCGGAGTAGTTTGGTAGTAACTTAAATTAAATTTAATCTAATGGACATAAGAAAGATATCGGTAGGCCCTGACTATAAGGGCAGCGCAATGCATTACATTGTGGGGCAGCGAGTGCTAGGCGACTCCAATGAAATACATCTAATTAAATTTGATGAGGCAAAGAACTCCTTCAAAATATTTATCATCAACGATAAATTAGAGGTAGTGCTTTGGAAAGAATTTAATTCTACAATACCCGTATCTATCGAATACAATATTAATATCTAATGAAATCCCCATTTTACTTTATTGCAAAGCCCATAAACGGCAAGAGGTACGACAACACAAAAGACATCGGTGGCATAGAGCTAATCGTAAGCACATCCGAGGAGGACCACAAGTTCTCCAATAGGTTTGCTGAAGTAGTGGAGACACCACTAGGATACAGAGGGCCAATTAAAATTGGAGACACCTTACTAGTTCACCACAATGTCTTTAAGTTTTACAATGACATGAAGGGTCGTCAAAAAAGCGGTAAGTCGTTTTTCAAAGATGACCTTTTTTTCATTGAGCCCGACCAGTTCTTTATGTATAAAAGCAATGGAACATGGAACGCTTACGACAGGTACTGCTTTGTCAAGCCAATTAAAGCTACTGATAGCTACATCAAAAAGCCAATCAGTGAAGAGCCTTTAGTTGGCATAATGAAGTATCCAAATGAATACCTATCAACGCAGGGCGTGATAGCCGGAGACATGGTTTGCTTTAGCCCTGATAGTGAGTACGAGTTTACTGTTGATGAAGAAAAACTTTACAGAATCTTTGACCATCAGATAACAATTAAACTATGAATTTACTATCTTTTGACAACGTACTTCAAGACCCCACATATTATGTATCCGAGATTTATTTATACGGGTTTCAGGACGTGGCAGATGGACAGCACATATTCAGAAACATACAACCTAGAGGAAATCACGATGACTTTGCCAAATATACTATCTAAATTATTTCCTGATTATAAGGTAGAGTTTAATTTTGTGAGGAGGTCTCCATTGAATCAGGAAGAGCCAAACTTCATTCATACGGATGAAATGATGGGAGACATCACTTGCATTCTTTACTTGAATGAGATGTGCCCAGTTGATGATGGCACCACAATATATGACAATGACAATAACCCATTGGTTGTAGTCTACTCAAAGTTCAATAGAATGATTGCTTTTAATTCTGACTTGCCCCACTCTAGAAATCTGTTCGAGAACTTTGGAGAAGGTGAGTCAGCTAGATTAATTCAGGTTGCGTTTTTAAAGTACAAAAAATGAAAGACGTAAAAGAAATCAAGCTTAGGATTATTGCCGCAGGCTACAAGGCAGTGGATGAATTGATTAAGGTAGCAGAAGAGAGTGTCGTAAAGAATGGCGATATGGAAGGTGAGCTTGCTGCAGATAGGTTAAAGAATGCAGCGGCTACAAAAAAGTTAGCAATATTTGATGCGTTTGAGATTCTCAACAGAATAGAATCAGAGAAAGAAAGCTTAGAGGCGATAGACAAAGGTGTAAGTAGAACTGATACTAAACAAGGATTTGCAGAGCGAAGGTCAAAACAGTAGTCTGTGTAGGGTCATAAAGGATTGTATTCCTCCTGCAGTAGTCTCTAATAAGAATAGAGTGATGTCGTGGCTGTACGGTTACAACGAGCAGTACGATGTTGTCGTCATTTCTAAGAATGGCAAGATAGGTGAGGTAGTAGAAATCTCAGGATTAAAAATTGCCCTTCCTATAGCTCCTGAAAAGTGTCCTGCAAGACACCCATCTAAAGCCGAGCAGTACTGGGAAGCGAGAGGATATTCCTAAGGAACTAGCTAAGATTCAATCTATATTCCAATGGAACGAAAAGCCAAAGGAGTTTAAGGACAGGTGGGTAGATTACATCGAGCAGGAGTTTGACCGCAGAGAGCAAGGCTATTGGTTTATGAACAATGGTGTGAAGACCTATATCACGGGCTCACATTATATGTATCTCCAGTGGTCTAGCATTGACGTAGGATATCCTGACTTCCGTGAAGCCAACAGAATCTATTGGATATTCTGGGAAGCCTGTCGTGCCGACCCCCGGTCATTTGGCATGATATACTTAAAGATTAGACGCTCAGGATTCTCGTTCATGTCTTCCTCAGAGTGTGTCAACATAGGCACGCTTGCACGTGACGCACGTATCGGCATCCTATCTAAGACAGGTGCTGATGCTAAGAAGATGTTTACTGATAAGGTGGTGCCTATTAATAGCAGGCTCCCATTTTTCTTTAAGCCTATCATGGACGGTATGGACAAGCCAAAGACAGAGCTGGCTTATAGAGTTCCTGCATCAAAAATTACCAAAAAGAATATGTATGAGACTGACGGCAATGATGTCGATGGACTTGATACATCAATAGATTGGAAGAACACTGAAGACAACTCATACGATGGTGAAAAGCTATTATTCTTAGCCCATGACGAATCTGCAAAATGGACAAAGCCTGTAAACATTAAAGAGAACTGGCGTGTAACTAAGACCTGTTTGCGTCTTGGTAGTAAAATTATTGGCAAGTGTATGATGGGCTCAACTTCCAATGCGCTTTCAAAAGGAGGACAGAATTATAAAGATATTTACGAAGATTCAAACGTAAAAAATAGAAACGCCAATGGTCAGACCAAGAGTGGCCTATATTCTTTATTTGTTCCAATGGAATGGAACATGGAAGGATTTATAGATATACATGGTCATCCTGTTTTCAATAAGCCTAAGGAAAAGATACGAGGGGTTGATGGCAATTGGATTACAAATGGAGCTATAGATTATTGGGAGGCGGAAGTTGATTCATTGAAAAGTGATGCGGATGCATTGAATGAATTCTATCGTCAGTTCCCTCGAACGGAAAGCCATGCCTTCCGTGATGAGAGCAAGTCATCTATCTTTAACCTCACTAAGATATATCAGCAGATTGACTACAATGACTCCATGATTAAGGAGCATTACATTACAAAAGGTTCCTTCTCTTGGAAGGATGGCATCAAAGATACTGTCGTGATTTGGACTCCTGATACTAGAGGAAGGTTTTCAATTAGCTGGTTCCCACCAAAACATCTTCAGAACAATGTACACATTCGTAATGGTATTAAGTATCCCGGAAATGAACATATTGGGTCATTTGGATGTGATTCATACGATATATCTGCTGTGGTTGGCGGACGTGGTTCTAACGGAGCGCTTCATGGAATGACTAAGTTCCACATGGATGAGGGACCAACGAATGAATTCTTCTTAGAATATATAGCAAGGCCACAGACTGCTGAGATATTTTTTGAAGAAGTGCTGATGGCCTGTGTGTTTTATGGTATGCCAATACTGGTTGAAAACAATAAGCCAAGATTATTGTATCACCTAAAAAACAGAGGATACAGAGGGTTTTCTATCAACAGACCCGACAAACAGTTTGCGAAATTGACGAAGACTGAACGAGAGTTAGGCGGAATACCAAACTCATCAGAAGATGTCAAGCAGGCTCACGCTTCGGCAATAGAGTCTTACATTGAAAAATTTGTGGGGCTTGATTTAGAAGGGAAGTACAGGGATGCGGACCTTATGGGTACGATGGCATTTACAAGAACGCTTGAAGATTGGGCTAAATTTGATATAAATGACCGAACAAAGTTCGATGCTTGTATCAGCTCAGGCTTAGCTATAATGGCCAATCAGAAGCACCTGTACGTGCCTGAAAAAAAAGAATCGAAATTAATTATTAACTTCGCTAAATATAAGAACGAAGGGACTATAAGTCAATTGGACAAATGAAGAATATAACAATCCAAATTAATTCGGTATCGTTTCCTAGCCAATTGGCCACGGATGCTGAAAAAGCATCGGATACCTTTGGTCTACAAGTCGGTCAAGCTATACAATACGAATGGTTTAGAAAAGATGGTAACGCTTGTAGATACTATGGTCAATGGCAAGACTTCAGAAGATTAAGACTATATGCTCGTGGAGAGCAGCCTATCGGTAAATATAAAAATGAATTAGCTATTGACGGAGACTTGTCTTATTTGAACTTAGACTGGACTCCAGTTCCCATCCTTCCAAAGTTTGTAGACATTGTCGTGAATCGGAATGTCTGACCGACTATTTAAGGTAAAGGCTTACGCTCAGGACGCAATGTCTCAGGCAAAGCGTAGTAAGTATCAGGACATGATTGAGAGCCAAATGGTGGCTAAGCCTGTGCTTGAAATCATTCAGGAAGAAACTGGAGCGAATCCTTTTGTTATGAATCCTGATGAGCTACCTCAGACTGATGAAGAGCTATCACTATACATGCAGCTTAAGTATAAGCCTGCAATTGAGATAGCAGAAGAGGAGGCTATCAATACAATATTTGATGAGAACCACTATCAGGATACACGCAAGCGTATTGACTATGACCTTGCAGTAATTGGAATTGGTATAGCAAAGCATCAGTTCCTACTAGGGTCTGGTGTTGATGTATCATATGTTGACCCAGCTAATGTTGTATACAGCTATACTGAAGATCCGTTTTTTCAAGACTGCTTTTATTGGGGTGAGGTAAAGACTCTTCCTATAACAGAGCTACTAAAGATTGACCCTACTCTTACAAATGAGCAGTTAGACGAGATATCAAAATACTCTCAGAGCTGGTACGATTACTACAATGTAGCTAGATTCTATGAGAACAGTATGTTCAGTAGAGATACTTGCACACTTCTTTACTTCAACTATAAGACCACTAAGAAGATGGTCTACAAGAAGAAGATTCTTGAAGGTGGTGGCACTCGTATTATAGAGAAGGATGACAAGTTCAACCCTCCTACAGAGATGATGGAGGATGGCAAAGTTTGAGAAGTTGGAGAAGACCATTGACGTATGGTTACGATGGTGTGATGGTGATGGGCACTAACTTCTTGTTAAAGTGGGATGATGTCTGAGAACATGGTTAGACCAAAGTCTGCCTCTCAGCATGCGATACCAAACTATGT